TTATCATTTATATTAGTTTTAATTTTTTGTGCTTCAAACAAATATTCATTTATATTTTTTGATATAATATTTCTTAATTTCATAATTGTAAGTATTTTAATATATATATTTAAAAACCCAAAAAAAAACCCCCACCTCAAAGCTGAAGTGGGGGGTTGTTGTAAAATTCCATCATTATAAACCATTATGGTATTTAATGTTGGTTATATCTATCATTAAGTGAATTAACCCCCCCTACCTCCATTGTGGGGTATTTTAATTTTACCCAAATTGGATTAACAAATTAATTTTAATATATTTATGCAAAACATAAAACATAGAAAAAATGAAAGATTTAATTTGCATATCAGCATATTGTCCAACAGAAGAACAAGAAATTATATTAGAGAGATGTGTGGATTCTGTTAGAAGGTACGGATTTCACATTGTTTTAATATCTCATTCACACATCCCAATTCATATTCAGAAAAAATGTCATTATTATTTATATGATTATAATAATGATATATCTGATAATCCAAACCTTCTTGGATTTTCTTACTATACATTTGATAATAAAAAGATAGTATCTAAATTTTTCTCAAAAACATTTTATGGGTTTGCTATTTACCGTATGCTTTCAATGGCAGCCCAGATAGCTTTAAATTTTGGCTATGAAAACATGCACCATATGGAATACGATTGCGAATTATTAGATAAGGATTTAATTATTAAAAATAGCAAGCTTCTGGACGAGTATGATACTATTTTTTACACCAAAGATGGAAAAGACCCAGAAGAAAGTGGATTTATTCTTGGATGTTTTAAATCTTTTAAGGTGAAATCATTACCAGACAATTTTAAAAAATATAATAGGGATTTCATAGAAAATGAAATGCACTCTTTTCAATTATTATATCTGGAAAATTTTACAAAAAAACTTTTTATTGAATCAGGAAATAAAATCTTCTTTTCTGAGTTGCCAAGCAAAGATTTACTTAAAATAGGAGACCAGTTATATCATAGGAATTTACATTGGACCCTTTATTATAATGACGAAGATAAAAATTTAAATATATTCTATAGAGAAATAGGAAATACCCCAGAAAAAATTTCAATAATTGTAAACAGAGAAAGAATAGTCAATATACAGACATCTCCAGGAGTTTGGAATATTAGATCATTAGGCATTTTTGATGAGATACACCATGTTAGAGTAGACAACGACAAGAAAATAGTCTATGAAAAATTGTTTGATTCTGAATCCAGAGAAAAATTTAAGATGTTATCTTTCATTTTATAATTCTGCAAAGATTCTGTACATTTGTGAAGTTGAAAGTAGGTATGTTTATGGGTGTTCACAGATTGTAGAATATATTATTTATGAGGATTAACCCCCCACCCAACTTCTACATTGAGGGGGGGGTTGTGTTGTGTTTTTCCATCATTAATAACCATTATAGTATTTAATGTTGGTTATATCCATCATTATACGTCTTCAAATGAAGCACCAGTAGGGGTTATCACAAATTCAAGGCTAATAAACTCAAGAGACCTTGTAGGTTTAATATATATTTTTCCACTCATTGTATTTCTATCAATATCCTCTGGGTCATTTGAAACCGTAACACGGAAATCAGTTAAACCACGATCCCTTCTAATACCATCTAAGATTGGGTTTACCGTATCCAAAAACTGTTGACGTACTATCTGGTCATTTTGTTCAAAAAGAAGCCTCACAGCAACCGCAGAGATTAATTTACGTGCTTGCAATAACAACCTACGAACATTAATTCTGTTTAATGCTGATTCTCTAACTTGCAATGTTTTATTTCCCCAAATCACAGTATTCACATCAGAGAATGTTGCAATTGGATTTATTCTTCCTTGATATAAAGTATCTCTATCATCTTGTGTTAACTTTAATCTTGCTTTAACTGAATTAACTAAACCCCTATTATAACCTGCTGATGCAAACCAGGGGAATGCCACATTGTCAGTTAATGCCAAGTTTCTACAAACTTCTGCTGTTGGTGGAATATAAACTTGGGTATTATTTGCTTGGTCTCTAACCAAAATCCAAGGGTAATATGTTGCAGTATAATTTGAATCAATATTTGTTTCCTCCAAAGAAACAATTGATTCTTGGGGATAAATAACATTGTTCACATCAGTTGTTAATAAATTTGCATCAGGTGTTGTAACAATATAAATTGAATCTGCTCTATCACTTTCAACCATATCAATGGCATTTTCAACCAAATTACTATTATTAATATAATCAATACCTGGTGTAACAAAGATATTTATATTTGTTGATTCTGGATTTTTATATGTTAAAATTCCCTTAAAATATGCATAATAGTCTGTTGTTGCAAAATCAATTGTTCCATCACCTTCTGTAATTTCTTTAAATGTTCCTTGACCTGTTGCAGCTGCATATTTGCCTGAAATGGATAACGCACCCCTCATATAATCCACACCACCAATTTGGTATGTATCTCCATTTGTTCTTCTTTCAGAATAAACATCCCATCCATCAAAACCACCCTCAAATAATAAAGTGAACTTTCTTGAATATAGGTAATAATATGGATTTGAATTTGTTTCTGGCTCTGAATTAAAACTTCCACTACCAACCTCAAATGCTGTTTGACCACTTGTTGTATAACTATTTGCTATTGTAACAACTGTTGCACCTGAATCCATATGGAAACCTTTTGTTACCACATTCCATTCTGAACTATCAGAAATAATACTTGCTGGATTTTGTTTACCCTTATAGTTTAATAAAGAATTATCATATCCATAATTTGTTGAAAATCCAAGATATGTTCTTTTTATATTGTCAGCAGATACAGCATTTGATGCTGCAAATGGTTCATTGTTAACAACCTCATTATTAAAATAATATCTTGTCTTATATAATAAATTTGGTGTTAATGCGTCATTATACTTTCTGTGTGGGTATCCCATAAATCCACAAGGAATTGCATCAGATGGAAATTCATCACCCATTTCAAGCATAATATATTTTGAAACCAAATTATATTTGCCATCACTTGTTCCAATCTTCTTTCCAATGAAACTATTTTGTAATTCATCTAATGTGCAATTTGTATATTTCTCCAATACAACTGGTGCTGAATCTGAATCATAATAACTTCTAACCAATACATCAAATGTTCTATTCTTAAATGACATATTAATAATTGAAACCTTAACTTCAGTATTTGCTGAATTGCCATCAGATATTGAAATGAACTTGAATAAGTTATAAACTTTATTTCCTCTCAATTCAGAAACAACAAATGGTGTTTTTGGTGATTGATATTTTTCAAGATACCACCCAATTGATGTAGTACTACCACTTCTTGCTGATGGCAAATAAGTTAAATTAGTTTTTAATCCTTTAATATAACCAAGTCTATAAGCCTGATTTAATAAGGTTGGATAATGCTCCTCAACAAAAATTGGCACATCATTTCTATCCTTGCCAAAATTATCTACTCCCAATACATTTGCAATATAATTTGAATTGGTATTTTTTAATGATACATTAAATGTGTAATTATTGTTTGATGTTGTTTTTCCACTTAAAACAAAATTACCAAATGGTGTCTCACTTATAGTTGTACTATTATTTGTATCAATAGTTAATGCACTTAAACTATAAATCTGACCATGATTTGTGGAAGAATAACTTGTTATTCCTCTTGACCTAATTGTTGCCACAACCATATCATTATAATCTGTATATGCTGTTCCAGTGAATGTATAAGTGTTACCAATTACTGTTCCAGTGAATGAACCACTTGAAACATTAAAATTAGATGTGTTGTAATAAAATGAATAACCTGTATAATCATTCCCAGAATTAGAAAATGTTGCATAATACCACAAATCATTTTCATTGGCTGGCTTACCATCACTACCCAAAGGAATTGTTGTTCCAAAATAATTATATTCAGTTAATCCAGATTTTGTTGAACCTGTGATTGAATTATACACAGATACTGGTAATGAACCATAAGTTGATGTTTGACCAGTTAATGAAGTTGATAAAGCCACATCATTTGCAAATGTCTTTAAATCATCATAGAATGTTGATGTTGAACCATTGCTTGTTGTATAAGTATCACCAGAAAATAATGATCCACTTATACCATTTGGATACGTAGCACTTGTTATTACAAATGTCCCAGTTGTTCCAGTTGTTCCAGTAAATGTTATTGAGATAGATGAACCAACACCAGTTCCACCGGTTAAACCAACAGTTGAATGATTAACATTTGCAATTGTTGTTATTGACCAAGATGGGCCAGCATCATAACCAGATAATCCCAATACTCTTGTAACATACATTTGATTTGATTGCTGCAAATATGACTTGGCAATATATGCAGATTCATATTTTGGTATTTGTGTGTTTATATACTTCTCAGGTGATGTTCCACCAAAATAAGTTTGAAATTCATCATAACTTGTAATGAATATAGGCTCAAATGCAGGACCTTTAATTGTTTCACCGACCATTCCTAATGTGGTTACACCAATACTCTGGGAAACAAACGTTAAATCTGTTTCAGAAGTGTATACACCAGGGGATACGAATACTTTTTGATTTGCCATTGTTATTTTTTATTTATTCATATAAATATCTAAAAAATAATCAAAAACTATTATTCCTTTATTAATCTAATTGGAAACCCATCTTTTTTCCACATACCACCTTTACCAAACTCATTTCCTGAAAATAAAAATAAGTATTTGCATAAATTTTCATCAATTGACTCTGGTATAAAAAATGCACATAATAAATCTGTTGCATAATTTCCATCCATATGCCTAAACCCTATTGGCGTTGCATTGAAACCAACCTCATTTGTCCCACCAAAATTTTGTGTAATTATTTGACCTGTTTCAAAATTATGAACTTCATTTAACCAGCCATCAATACTCTTTAATTTATATCCAGCATTATCCTTACCACCAAGATGATTTATTAAAATGTCCCAATCATTCTCGGTTGGAATCCTCCAACCCAAGGGTGCAGTATTTCTTGAATCAATTATTGCCCAATAATTATATAAATAATTATTGTTTTCATTTATGCAATAGGCTGGTGATGTCAATTCACTCCATTCATTCCTATTTGGTACAAATGGAATATCATCACCATTCCTAAATTTTGTTATTGTTACATTTTCTTTAGCCCATATTTGAAGCCCAATTTTAATTTCACTCATATTAACTTATTTTAGTGTACCTGTAATATATTGTTTGAGTTGGTGTTTATGTTTGAGTTGGTGTAATAGTGTTAGTAGGTGTTATTGTTTGAGTTGGTGTAATAGTTGGTGTAATAGTGTTAGTAGGGGTCACAGTTGGTGTTGGTGTTGGATCAACTACTTCTGGAATAATTAAATCATAACTTGTAAGGTAGTTTGGAACATATAGAGTATATAGTCCACTTAATTTACTTGTTTCAGGTCTTGGGTAAACATCAAAAGGGATAACTTTTTCGCCAATAATATAAGTGATATTGTTTTGTAGTAATGTTACAAAAACAATTTCTCCACTCAAATTTAGGCTTGTTATCCTTAATGCTGATGCCATATTAAATTATCTCATAAGTTAAATCATTTATTGGTAAGTTTGAACTTATTGGTATATTTGATACTTGGTTTTGAATTTCAGTTTCAAATACTTGGCTAATTCTATTTATTGCTGGTTTCACCTCAAATTCTTCTTCATCAATTAAAAAACCCAACATTGTGAAATCATAAGATTGAATATAGAATTTTCTGCTATCAGTATTAATTTGTGATTCATCTGATATATTGGTTGAAATGATTGGTATATAATGTCCATTGATTGTTGCATATGCTTGTTTAGATGAGAATTTTTGCAACACTTTTGTATTGAATTTATTCAAATCTCTAATTCTATTTGTAATTATTTTAACACTAAAATTTATATCAATTGGTACAGGTTGTGGAATTGAATAAATATCAAATCCATTTCTTTGTCCATCCCATGTTGGTACGCTTGCAAAATAAAATGGTTTTCTATTTGGTATTGTATATTGTGTTGCTGGGTTTGTTCCATATTTGGAATCATTCATTCTTACCAATGTGATAAATGGTGGAACTGGATTATTATCTTCATCAATGAAAGTCCAAGTTTCAGTATATTGAGACCAATTTTGAGTGCTAATTATTTTTTCAACAAGTGGAATTATTTTACCCCCACTTAAAATTTGCAAATCATTTTTAACAAATTCAAGCATACCTTTATCAAGATCCTCATGTAATAAAGATTTTGGTAAATATGTCCCATTGTCAATGATATTATCCAACAACTCTTCTCTTCTATCTAATAGAGTTTTATCATATACAATATCCAGATTTGTTTTTATTTTTTTGGGTAATGTCATATTATTTTTCTTCGTTATCGTGGCCACATTTATGACATATATATGGATCATTGCCGCCATCTGCCAATTTCCAAGACCATTCACAATTGTTGCAAATTACTTTTTTATTTGTAACAATTTCTGTGATTTTATTTAATTGTACTTCTGTAACTATAATTTTCATTATTTTCCTCTAAATTCATCTTTATTAACAAATGTGGCTATAATAGTTCTATAGAATGGTTTATAACCAGCATATGTATGTTTATTATCCATATTAACAATTCCATCATCATTAACAGAATAGTATCTAACTTTATCTTCTGTCACATAATAAGCCAAATAATCACCTTTTAATATTTCAACATTTAAATCATCCAATTGCTTTTGGTATAATGATAATTTAAGATTACCAGGTTCTTTTTGTTCAATTTTGGAATTACCCAATTGTTTCATTGTTGACTCAACTATTTGAACCAATCCTGTTATTTCAATTGGCGGCATAAAAACAATTCCATCGGTTGGCGATTCACCATAAACATCATCTTTTTTTGTTTTTTTTCTATCAATTCTATATAAAACAATGGTCATATTTAAATCACCACCCATATATTCCATACCCAAATCAATATCCAAATTATAATCATCTGCGCCAAAAAATTTACCAATTCTGGTTATAGGAACTATTTTTGCCATATATATTCTTTTATCTAAAATAAATATCATTTAGTTGATAATTTAACACTTATTTATTATTATTAAATAATATTGATATAAATTATGAACAAAAAAAAGATAAGTGAGGACGAGGCGTTGTTGTTATTAAAATCATATAATGGTCAAAATGATTATTTAAATGGTTTAAGGAATATGGCTTTGGAAAATCCAAATTTTTATTTGACTCCAAGCCAAGTTGAATACATTTCATTATTTAACCAGACAAGACCAAAGATTGCCAGAAA